CTCCAGTCACCATGTTTAATGCTTAAGTCACCAGTCATCGTATCGCCCGATTTAGATACTCGACCATTCGCATTATTATTGGCATTATCTGCAGCATTTTTGGCGTCCACACCTTTATCATAAGCGGTTTTGGCTGCTGCACTGGTTGCGACGCTATCTGCGCTATTGCTATCTACTGCAGAGGATTTTTTGCTGTTTGGAATGTAATTACCCAAATTACGCGTAATTGCATCAATTAATACTTTTAGGCCTTTAATCGCTTTCGGCGTTGCTGCCATGTCTTCTGCATCCGAATTATTGCCAGAAAACAATTTCACAATGCCACGCTGAACAAGGCTTGCGATTGGTAACTTGTGCGTATGTCCGCGGTTATCTTTGGTATTTTCGGTTGTATCATCTAATGTGAGCGGATTCATCCCCAAAAATGGCGAAAGCAAGCGACGATCTGTCACATTGCCTTGACTGTCAATGTCGGCAAGGATTTGCACATAATGCTGGCGATTTGCGGTATCCACATAATCTGCTTTTGATTGCGTGAGATACTTAATTTCGGTTTGGTATTCGCCCGTTACGGTGCAATGATGCACAACATCGGCATAAACTGAGCACGGTAGATTGTTTGCGGTGAGGTTATAAAGTGCGGTTAAATCCATACGCACCCCTTCCACATAAGCTACTCCTGGTTGAATAGTAAATTGATTACCTGTTTTACGCTTAACCAAGAAACCATCATCGAAGAATACCGCTCTACCATATAAATCACGATTGGTTAAACGGATTTTCTCATCAAGCCCGTGTAAACGCACCGTAAAATCAATTTGCCATGTATTAGCATTAACATTAATCCCCGTTAATGCTTTTGCACCTGTAAATTCTAAAAGGATATTTCTTGTAATACTGCTACCTTGTACAGCATTTTTATTACGAATTTTCTTTACTGGCGCAGTTTGCACAGCAACAGCAAGCATATTTTTTGATTTATTGATCAAGCCGATGAAATTGAAATCAAAATCGCCCACTTCCGTGCCTATTGTCACCGAATACACCACGGCATTTTCATTTATTACACCACTTTGTGATACGGATTGTCGGTGTACAATTTGTGCCGATGTCGGCATAGTGAGATATTGCGCAAGATTGTTTTCATTTAAACCCGGAATATTGGCAAATATAAATTCATCAAACTGCACCGTGCCACGTGCAACGGTTTGTTCTGCGACGTAGCGTTCAAATTGTGGCGTAATTAAACTAGCCATAAATAAACCTCTTATTATTGTTGTTATTATCAGTTTACTTTCACATAAAAACTTTGATAATCGTGATTAAATTCGCCATGGTGAATCGTCACACTTTCTTTTGTGATCACTTCAAAGGTATAACGCCGACAAGTGCGGCCATATTTTCTAATGATTAAATTTAGTAATTCTGTTTTCTTCGCTAACTGGGAATCGCTCAAGCGAATCTTGATTACATCCCAGTTTTCCACGTCAAACCGTTCTTCAATCTCTACATAGCCTATGCCTAGTCGTTCGAAAATACGGATAAAGCCTGCTTTACTGCCCGCATCTTTTGCATTTAAAAAGGCATATTTCACACGTTTGCGGAATAATTCTAACGGCTCGCCCTCAAATCGTTCTACGTCGCGTTGATAGGCGATTAAATTTAAAATGCGTTCACTGCAGTGTTCCTCATCTAAAATATTAAAGGGAAATTTGACCGCACTTAAAACATAATCCCACCATTTACCGAATAGCACAGCGATTTTGTTCAATTCGCCTTTATCCATCCAGAAGGGCAATTTTATTTTCATTTTCGCCCCTTACTTTTGCACAGTGACAGATAACTGCTGAATACGTGGAATTGATAACTCGCTTTGAATGTCGCTTTGCCCCCACACGATAGAGGAAATTTCGCTGATGTTGTCGTGGATTTCCTCACCTAATTTCGACCAGCTAAAACGGCTAAAAGGGTAAGTCCTTGTTACACCATAATTATTATTTTCGCGGAATGCACAGCGGATCATATTTTCCACTTGTTGTACGATTTCTTGTTTACGCACGTCGCCGACAAAAATGGACGGCTGAAAGTAAATTGCGCACGTTAAATTGTGTTTTGTTTCTGGCATAGCGTAGCAAATCAAATCATCACCGTGGCCGTGAAAGCCCTCGTCACGCACATGGCGATTGACTTTATCAATAAACGGCTGGCTGGTTACGCCTGTGTCTAATAACAAATAAGCGTTTGCTGTACCTGGACCACGTGGCGCATCGTGTTTAAAATAAATTCTATCCACAGATAAGGCGGCGACTTTCGCAATCATGCCTTTGTAAACGCTGTCAATATGATGCTGTCCAACGCTGGAAAACTGCGTGCGGTAACGTTCTCGTAATTCATCGTTAGTTTCTCTGTCAGCACCTGGCGATGTTAGCCAATCTTCTAAATTTTCTACCGCACTTATTCCCACAATAGATTCTGGCAAGATGCGATAATAACCTGCAGCCAAATTGAAATTTGCGCCAGCCTGCTCTGCGATTACTGGTACAGGCGCGCGCAACACACCTTTAGGAATAATGGTATCTTGCGTGACAATCAAACGGAAAATCACATCATTAATACGCTCTGTCTGAATCACAGTGCCTGCTTTAATGGTGAGATCGGTCACATCGCTTTCTTTTGTAAAATGCACGACACCTTCTGCTTTTGTTGCGGCTTTAAAATCTAAGCCCACCGCCCAGGCTTGAATTTGTAACCAACTATCTTTTGCAGTTTTTACAAATAAATTCGGCAGAATTTCAGCAATTAAATGATCTGTCAGCCACTTCACAGGCTTAACCGCAATGGCAGTAATTAATCGCCAGAATGGACTCATTCGGCTTGTATTGGTGATTAAGCCTTCTTCTGCGGTTAAGCGTTCAAATTCTTGACGGATTTGTGTTTCTTCTGTGGGTAAGCCGCTTTCCGCTAACATTTGTTTAAAATTTTCACTCATTTAAACGTAACTCCAATTCATCCAGTCGCCCAAATTCATAAGTTTCAGCTGTAATAAATAACTGGCCTAAACGTTCTTCGATAATGGAAACGGTACCAGGAATCAAGCGCACATCTTCTTCAACCAATAACACCATTTGCAAAATAATATCGCGACGAAAAATGCGAGAACGTTCCGCGATAAGTTGTGTCGCCAATCCACTTTCTAAAATGGCATGCTTGATGTCTTGCGCGATTGAAATTCGGTTATCACAAATTAGTGGTTGATTGCCGCTATCTAGCGTGATGTCTTCACCGGTAATTAATAAATCAAGGTAAAGTTTTTCCATCTATCACCCCGCGGCCAACTGTTCGCGATTGCGCATTTCTTGCCATACTTTGTTTCCATCGTTGCTGTTGATGGTGACACCGCCGTAATTAATCGTTTTAGTGGTTTGTTGGTTTTGTGTAATGGCTTTGCTGACCGAACCGCTTGGCATTTTGGTGAATTGCGGTTGTGTTTGCTCGCTCAATTCAAATTTTGGCGAGGTGGTATTTAATGCGCCAAGCTGATTTTGCATTTGCAATGCTTGCGTACCGATAGATGCCCCCACGGCTGTCGCACTGCTTTGCATTGGTAAAGCGCCATCTTCCCATTTGGGGATCAGCGGGATATTAATGCCTGGCAATGAATTGGCTTTTTCAATTATAAAATTGATAACCGAAGTGAATGCATTGACGATACCTTTAAACGCATTTGAAAAGATATTGCCTAAAGCAGTAGCAATATTAGAAAAACTTTCAATTGGTTTGTTACTGTCCCAAAGCGAGGTTATCGCATTCCACCCTTCAATTATGGCACCAATAGAAATAGCAAACACATCTGCCATAAACCCGAATGAACGTGCGACTAATTCCACTGCATTAAGCACAATATTAAATACGGCACCTAACGCATAGCCCATATCTACGCCGAATTGTTGGAAACTATATGCCGAATCGGATGCACTACCGAATAAGCCAATAATTCGCCCGATGGTTGAGCCGATGCGTTGCAATGCACTCCATACAATCGCAAAGGCAGAAAACAACGGCGCGAAAGATACCCCAGCCATTTTGAATCCTTCGATAAAGCCAGCTATAAATGCCATAAATTGAGAACGGAATTTATAAATTACAATACCTAACCCAATCACGGCACCTACGACTAACATAACTGGGCTGACTAAGAAAGAAAATGCCACACCGATTGCCGAAACAATACCACTCATCAGAGTAAGTGCTGCCGTTAGTCCTGTAAATCCAATCAATGCACCCACGGCATAGCCAATCCAACGCGCAATATTCTTATAAGCCCTTAACCAATTTGTGAACTCTTGCCCCATATCAGCAATACGATTCATCACAGGCTCAAGTTTTGCAAGGATCTGTGTGCCAATGGCAATTTTAATGTTTTGAAAAATAGCTTGAAAACGCATCCATGAATCGGTGACAATCTTGGAAATCTTGACTGCATCATCAAGGCTTTTCATTTTGCTGATTTCAGCAATGTCACCTTTTAACGAATCAATTTTCGGCAAAAGATTACTGATCACCTGTGCTGCTTCTTTTGTGCCGAATGCATTTCTCAATTCATCTAAGGCTTTAGTATTACCTTCTAAATCACCGTATTTACCTTTGATTTTTTCTAAAATATCAATAATTGGCAGCATTTTTCCTTGCGAATCCAAGAAGGATAAGCCCAATTTTTTTTGCGCTTTTACTACTCCACTTAAAAATGCGACATATTTTGTTCCTGCTAAGCCACCTTCAAACACATTTTGTAAATTGCCGATGACCGCAAATTGCTCAGCAGATTGAACGCCTTGGTCTTTGGCTAATGAACCTAAATTAGTGAAAGCCTGCATTAAAGATTCACCAGATGATTTGAATTTATTGGCGGTGACGGTAGCTTGCGCAGAAATCATTTCTACCCATTGAGATTTCCCCATGGCTGCAGCTTGTTCACCGAAAATCCCGTAAAGCTGAGAAATATAAGAACCCATTTCTTTCACGCTAGATCCTGTCGCCTTGGCAAGAATATTTGAGCCTTTAGAAAAAGAAATCAGCTCATCATCGGTTAAGCCGTCAATGGCACGGGCAATTTCATTGACTGAGTTCACCACTTCATTTGATGCAATGCCGAAACTTGAAGAGAAATCTAGCGCAAATTTTTCAACCTTTTCTAAACCACTAGCACCAATACCTGCGGCTTTGACTTCGTTGAGCGCGCGACTAAATTCAATAGCAGGATCAAGCGCGCTTTTTAGGGCGACCCCCGCACCGACAATACCTGCTACGCCGATGCCGATATTTTTCATCGCGTCTGCGCCACGTTTGCCCAAATCATCAATAGATTTCATGACCCCTTTCAACGGTGCTGAAAGTTGGTCTGTTAAGCTGATGATATATTCAAGACCTTGTACTGCTGACATAATGAAACCCTAAAAGACTTTGGCAATACCGCTTGCGACGGCGTTTGCCTGTTGTTCAAAATACTGTTTGTGTAACCATATTGCGCGCGCTAAGTTGTAGTCGCTGTTATCGGCGTGTGGTAAATAGTGCATGCGTANGCCCCCATATGTGGCGGAAAAATCAAGGGCAAAATCGGTGATTTTGTCTAATCCCGCTTGTTCGCGCCCAGTAGCTTTAATTTCATTAAGTGCACGGTTGAAATCAATGGCGGGATCTAGGGCGTTTTTCNCGCATTGCATCTTCACCACGCTTGCCTAAATCATCAATGGTCTTCATCACGCCTTTAAGTGGCGCGGAAAGCTGATCATTTAAGCTGATGATGTACTCAAGCCCCTGAATAGCCATTGTTTAATCCTAAAATACCTTGGCGATACCGCTTGCTACGGCATTTGCCTGTTGTTCAAAATACTGTTTATGTAACCATATTGCGCGCGCTAGATTGTAGTCGCTATTATCTGCGTGTGGTAAATAGTGCATGCGTAGCGCAATAGCTTGCGATAAGCCATTGCGCTCTATGCTATCCACACGCGAGGCTAGTTTTTTACCGTAATATTAATTTTAGGTACCAAGACCTCATTCACTTTTCCCGCAAGTAAACCTGCAAGACCCGGTACATTAATGATTGCTAATAAATCTTCTTTTTGCTCACGCGCTACAATCGCAAGTAGATAATCTTTGATTGGGGTCACCTTATTGTCAGTCGTAATGTCATTCATCATTTGATCATATGCGCTGTTGTCTCGAAGAAAAGTGAACTCAACCCCTTCAACATCGACTTTGACAGAATCTTTAAGATTGCCAGTAAGTTTATCTAACAAAGTTTGTGCGTTTGTTTTTTCCATTTTTAGTTTCCCTTTTGGTTTCTGTTTTGGTTATTAAAATCTTTAATACACTTGTCCATCGCCGTGTAAGCCGTGGTACAGGTTTCAATACGATCTAATGCCTGATTCAGCCCATCAGCTAAATCGCCATTAGTTTTAATATTTACGCTTAACGGTCTACATTCGGTTGTTTGTGGGCAAATTAGCTGTAAATTATTTACTTGTGGCTCTTTGGTTGAGCACGCCAGCAACATCATCAGGCACGCGGCCATAAGTCCAAATTTTATTTTCTGCATTGTTTAGCACGTCCTTTAGTTGTTGCCGGCGTTGTTCGGCTTTTTTGTTAGCTTGATTGAGTTGCTCGGTCAATTCCGCATTTTGCGTTTCATACCGTTGCAACATCGCTTTGTTTTGTTCAATGGTTTGTTCGCTTTGTTTTAACAAAAGTGCGGTCGATTCTGCTTGTTTTTTGTAGTGCAGAGTTGAGCCAATACAGCCCACAAAAACGATCAAAAACGCACCGATGACCAAGAATTTAAAATTCATTATTCCCCCAGACAAATTGCCTTTTCTTTTGTGCGGCGCATTTGTAAGCCTTTTAATACTCGACCGCCCGATTTATTGAAATCAGAAATGTGATTGCACATTAATGTCCAGTCTTGCGCTTTTGCTGCACGATAAATCGTTGTAGGCAATGTCATGCCGTGTTTTTTACTGTAATAGCGCTTGATATTGCCACAGCCTAAATTAAAGGCTAAAGACACCATGGCATCATATTGCCCTTGATTCATTTCTCTGCCGTTAAAATCGGCGTTGATACAATTTTCTGCCTCTTTAATGTTGCGACGTAAATCGGCGGCCACTTCGTCAATGGTCAAAACTTTACTTTTATCTACGTTGTGGGTATTGCCTACGCCATTAGTCCATACATCGGCAGGGCATTTATATGGATTGCGCACACAGCCTTCTAGATTCACAATCATGTAAACTGCTTGTGGGCTGACTTTGTTTTGCAATTCTGCTGGCAAATCTTTTTGTTGAGCAAAAAAAGCAGTCGCAACAGCCGCCGCAGAACATAAAATCATTGCACCAAATTTTTTACTCATCACTAATTCCTAATTTTTTCGCCTCAATTTTTGCCGCCAACATTTTGTAGGCTAATTCATCTTTACGTGCTTGCACGTCTTCTTTGTATTTTCGGTAGGCAATCCATACTGATGCCGCACCAAATAAAATACCGAATAATGATGCCCATTCATGCAAGCTATATCCTGAAATAAGCGCAGTGAGTGAGCCAATAAACGGAATTGTGCTATCTATTTTGCTATTCATAAAATCACCTTAAAACATTTAGGAAACTGACCGCACTTGCTTTTTTATAATTGTTGTACGTCAGAACGGACAGCACCTAAATTCGGTTAACCGATAAGATCACGTGTATCTTCGTCGGATAAATAAGGCACACCATTAATGCGCACGAAATCTGGGCTTGTGACAAAATATTTCAATTTTTTTGTGCTTTTCGCACCGCCTTTGGGGTCGATGTTTAACACGTCAGTTAAAATAATTTTGTTACCGTAGGTTTCCACTTTGTCGCGCACACCGCCTCGCATCGCAAAGAAGGTAAAATCTACTTCCGGCAAGCTACGATAACTGCCTGCACTTGCTGCAGCCTGTGATAATTTTTGAAAGTTTTTTGAATCGAGCTCAATTTCACCTTCTGCGGCTACATCACCGCTTACCCAACCATCAGGAATACCACGGGTTAAAGCCACAGCACTATTATCACTAATGGATAGATTCACTGATTCCACGTGGATCGGAAAGCCCATCATGTAGAAATCAAAACTCATTCCGCTGATTCGTTCCATTTATTAATCTCCTAAGGTTTCTAGATCTAAGAAAATGTTTGCCGTAATATCTTTCGGGCAATCGTAAGGGCGCACTTTGATGTAAATCGTCACCTTGGTTTTGCTTTGCCACACAATCGTGATGGCATCATCTTTAGGTGGCATACATTCGCCTGGAAAATCCTTGCCGTTGATGGTTGCGGATTTGCTCATGTCGCGCATCGGTTTGGCAAAATAGCCTTGGTGATACGCGGTACTTGAGGTTGTGGAGTTAAAAGAGCGGTCAGCAATTTTTGCGATAGCCAATAAACGTACTTTACGCGCGACTTTATCCACTACTCGGACGTTTTCGATCACTTGATAATCGCCGCCTTCCACGTCTAATGTGCGACCGTCCGCCCAGTAATAACCGTCATAATCGGGATACCACATCGGCACAGAATAACGTGCAGTTTCAAGTGATTTTAAATGCGCCAGAGTAAGCTCATTGCCATCTTTGTCTAACGGTTTTTCAGCGTTACCCAATGAGACCAAAGCCCCCGTCTGAACTCTTGCGGGACTGTCTGCCACTGTGACGGCACGATTTGCCAATCGCCCTGCCAATACGCCCGCCTCATTGCCGAATAGTAAAGGCACAAGGCAAACGTGATCGGCGACAATGGTTTGTTGCAAAGTGGTAAGTTTCTGCACATATTGATCCCATGTTTCACCGTCAGATTGATCATGATTAATACCTTGTACGGCCTGAATAAAGAAAGTTCGGCGACCAAATTTAGCAAGTAGTTCTGCATAGCATTCTTGCAATTTACCAATACTTGCTTTATCTACGCCTAAATATCTGGTATTGACACAATATTCAAAAGAGGCGGTTTGATTGGCTTTTTTCACACATTCGACAAAGTCATAGCCGTCTTCTTGTGCAATATAAACATGCGCAAACCAGTTTTGCCCCGCATTAAGCATTGCCGCACGCACTTGTTTTTTTAAGTCTGTATCGGTTTCGCCAAATACTTTGTCAAAATCGGAATCAGGCGTTAATGCCAATAACTTTCCTGGATTAACGGTGCCTACGCCGACAAACAAGGCGTGGCGTTCAATTTCCTTAGTTTCGCCACTTAACTGATTAAGAGCGTTAATTTGTACAGATGGGAACATTCTTTATTGTCCTCTTATTGTTGTTTTTGAGTATATTTTTGAATTTCCGCCAAAATAATCTTGGCGTTTTCTTCTTCACGTGTATCCAAGAATGGACGTTTTTCCGTTGGAATTATCCATTGCGTTAAATGTCTACTCGGATTAATACCATTCTTTTCTTCCAGTTTACGTATAATCAAACTGGCTTTCGCACGTGATAAGGTGCTGCGGATTTCGCTTAATGTCGGCTTGCGGCGTTTCGCTTTGCCGTTTTTTGTTTTACCGTTTGCCACGGTATAACCTAAATCTTTTAATTTCTTTGCTTGGCGCAAGGTGCAAGGGTCTGACCCAATGCCACCTTTATTTTTGCCTGGGAACTCCGTTTTTTTAAATAAGTGCGGAATTCCTTCTTGGTGTTCTTGCGCAATTTCGCCCGTTCGTTTTTGCTTATAAAACAATGCGCCTTGCGCTTTTTCGGCTTTACTGTTGGCTAACTTTGCAATTCGGCGTAGCATTTTTGCTGTGCCGTTTTTTCGTTTCTTCCAACTTTCGCCCATCGGGTTACGTTGGTTTGCCGCACTTTTCACTGCTTGGCGTTTAATCATTTGCAAAGAGCGGATTAAAATTTCACGTTTTTTCTTATCGGGTAAACTGATGATTTCAAGATCTTTCAGAAACTTTTTTAAGTCTTCTTTATCAATCCCCATTCGGATGTTCATGTTCAACCCTTACGACAACGTCAATTTCTTCTACTGTGAATATTTCGATGCTGTCCAATCGGTAATTCACACCATCAATTTTTAATTCTCCTTCGCTATCTTCTATTGCCGTGAGTGGCTCACGGAAAGCAATAGTAAAGATTAAATCTGCCGTGTTATCGTCGATAATGTCTAAATCAAATGGGATTTCATTTTCATCCAATACATCGCGCATGGGGTCATTTTCGTTTACCCACACTTGAATATGCGCCATTAGATAAGCGGGGGAAATTTCGTTGAATGGCAAAGCCTCAAAGTGAAATACACCGTTATAGGAAAGGTGGCACACTTCAATGCCGTTTTCGGTCACTTGTCGCCCTTCATTCAATAATTTGCCCTCTTCAATCCAGCTGTAAAAATTCCCGTGGTAGCGTTTCGGCAGCTTGGTAAGCAAAAAATCTGTTAATTGCTGATACAACATCTTTTTTACAGCAGCCATACCGATCCCCGTTTTTTACCTTTTAATGTACGAATAGCGTGGGTTGCCTCTGCCAAGAGGCTTTTTTGCTCGGCCACATATTCGCGATTTTGGTGAATTTCTCGCCCCGAAAGCGTATTAAATTCTGGTAACAACTCCGCTTTTGCTCTGGCGAATACTGCCTTCTTGTAAAGGCTTTCTGCGTAATTTTCGCCGTCAATACGTTGCGCTGAAATTTCTTGCACAGAATTGATTTTGCTTTTGCGGTAGTTTTCTTCCACTTCTGCTAAATCAATGTTAATCCCTTGCATAGCAGCAATTAGTGCCGCCTTCACCATTTCAACGGGGATCTGTAATGGAATTGCCCGTTGTTTTTGAAATTCATCAATAGTGATGTCACACCAGAATCCGCTATTTGTGATCGTAGTGTCATCGTAATCTTGTGTTCTGCCGTTAAACATTGCCTTCCTCGCTGTTTTGGAGTGGGCGGGCAGTGAGTTTTTCAATAACAAGATCAAAATCAATTTGCTGTTTTTCCAAACTCAAACCCGCCACTTGGGGAAGACTGTTCGGGTCGTAATCGCCCGATTTTGCTAACGCGTTTAAACGCATGACACAACGCTCAATCATATTTTTTACACCCGCTTTCTGATTGAGTTGGAAAGCGCGGTTACATAACTGAATAGCCAGTACAAGGGTTTCGGCATCATCAATACCACTGGCTTGTACTTTGCCTTGAGGACTGCGTAAAAGCA